CTTGTTAGCTAGCTCAAGGAGTGTCTTAATGTCAGACTCCATGGCATCAACCTTAACAGTCAATGTCTCAACCTTGGCTAATAGCTTTCCATATTCTACCGGGTCGATGTTCTCCATTTATCACTCCGAATTTTTAAATATAAAAGTTTAAGTTTACGACGCAACGTATAGGGTATTCTTTAGGCGGGCGTTTGGCATGAAACACATTGGCTGGAAAATAAACTAATGAGTTTCTTACTGGACTAACCCGAAAAGACTCAGCACGTTTGTTATTATCGCTGTTAAAGAATACCAACTCTCCGTCGCTTTCGTTAACATAATAAACCGCCGTGATTATGTTGTTACTATTTTCCTGTACGTCAACATGAAGAGGGCAAACTGCGTTATCAGGATAGCCCGGTGTTGGAAATGTCAGATTACTTTTAGCCCTGACTAACCCTGTAACCTTGTAGCCTGTTTTTTCTTCAAACACTTTTGTTAGTAACTCAACAACCCAATGTGTTTTATCCAAATAACGAACAAACTGAAACGTATCCTGCTTAACTAAACCTTCTGGTGTTTTCACTGTTCTAGACGCAGTACCGGAAGCGAACCCCCAGTCTGCAGAAGCCGTTAAAAAACTAAGCTCAACTGATTTAGCATCGTTAACTGAAAGAAAGTTTGTTACAACACTAGGGATCATGGCTCTACTGGGAACACTACACTATCTGGGAAGTTTGTTTGCTCAGGAATGTCCCGCAATGCTTGGCGATATTCAGCCCATTTCACTTTTTCTTCTTGTGTCAAAGGTGCATCTGGTAGTTGTGTCCAGTCACTAGAAACAAGAAGCTTATTACGCATTATTCGGATGATCGCTTCTGGTTGTTGTTCTGGTTCGCTGGTTAAGTTTGGTTCGCTGGTTAAGTTTGGTTGGCCTTTAGTACCAACAGCAGGAACAACAACAGTACGCTGTAGCTCTTCCCAGAACGCCACAGGTGAATACATCTGGATAACATCCTCCAGAGACTCACCTTCATAAGGCAGGCGTGCGCCGATGTATTGTGTAGGGTGTCCGTCAGCTGTGTAGACAACTTCCATGACACGAGCCGCTTCGTTTACGGCGACAATTTCGTATGTATATTGAATGCTCATTTTTGCTCCTGTTTAACCCATTTGTTTAAAGGACATTTTGCTGTTTTGATGCGTGCTTTCAGTTCTGTGATACATCCACAAACACTACACCTGTGAAGACCAGCAACATAAGATATATTTTTTTCACAAGAGTTGCAGGTTTGTAAACGCTCGTCAGTTGTCATGATATGCTACCGTAACGGGCACCAGTGGCAACCCATGAAATATAACCATTACCGGATACAGCACTTCCACCACCGCCACCACCACCTGCTGGTAGCGATATATTGCCTCCATAACCGGTGCCTCCACTACCGCCGGAAGAACCCCAAGAACCACCAGAGCCCCCGGCACCCCCAGCCAGAGGTTGGTCAGCAATGTAGCCTCCACCCCCACCAGAGCCAGCAGAAGAAACCGTGCCGCTGCCCCCATCAGAACCATAGCTTTTAATATCGCCAAAAGTACAGTATCCTCTAGCCCCACCAGAAGAGTTGGAAGCTGCACCCGATCTCCCGCCGCCACCACCGCCACCACCAGCGCTGAATGAGCAACAATCATTTGACGCCCACCGACCGCCGCCACCGACACCACCGCCACCACCGCCGCCGATAGTATTGTTGTTAGTTATTGAGATTGAAGTAGAAACGCTAAGGGCTAATCCACCAGAAGACCCGCTAGAGGCGTTAGCGCAGCCATACATACTACCGCTTCCACCATTACCGCCCATGCCGATGATGTAACCGTTGTTAACCAACTCAACACCGCCGGGGAAAGAGCCAGACACAGTTAGCGCAGGTGTTCCTGTGCTGTTAGATGAAACGTAGACACCAGAGGAGATGGTTGCAACAACCTTACTTGATTGATTCCACCCAGCGTTAATAGCAAGGGTACGGAGGTTAGCGTTGGTTTGATTGCTAGAGATCGTGAAGGCAAACTGGTTGGCTTTGCCATAACCATTAGACATGGCAATAACACCAGACGAAACACCAAACAATGTCCGTACAGCACTGTCGCCCATGCTAATCTGAGCCGTAGATGAATACCCAAGCTCAGTGTTGACTTGTGACAGTGATATTGATCCAGATGAAGGAAGTGCCATTATACAGTCCCATAAGCAGTGACGTTACCAACAACAGTCAGGTTACCGGAGGAATCCAGCTTAGCTTTGTTAGTACCGCCGTATTTGAAATAAAGAACACCACCAGATTCAACAACAGTCCAGTTTGTAGAAGCTAGTTGTGATGCGCTAGATGCCGTTGTAGCACTGGTAGCTGTTGCTGCATTCCCGGAGATTGCAATACCCCAAGTACCTGAAGCATTAGAGCCATTAGACTGAGCATAACCAGCAGAAGCATGGTTACCCCACCCGTATGCCGTATTCCAGTTACTAGCGTTATTGGTTGTTGAATACCAACTAGATGCAACATACACGGGATCTGTTTCAGTAAACGATGTTAGATAACCAGCAGAAGCATGATTACCCCAGCCGTGTGCTGTGTCTGCGTTTGTTCCCTGTGCCGCTGTTGCAAAATAACCAACATCTTGAGCTGAAGCAGTACCAAGTGTAGGTTTGTTAAGAATCTGAGCATCACCGGAGCTAGCATTCCAGTCTGCATTCACGTTAACTTCAGCACCCTCAGCAATACCAGCTAACTTGTTCTTCTCAGTCGTCGTATAGTTGTTATCAGTATGAACATAAGAAGCATCAACAACCGTGTTTGCATTGTACGCCTGCACCGACACACCAATGTCTGATGTCTCAAGCATGTTAGCAATAGCAGCAGGTTGAACAGCTGTATCAGCCAAAGCACCCTGAGCAGCTGTTGCATACGCTGTGCTGTTAGTAATTGCTGCAGTGCCTAGTCCAAGGTTGGTACGAGCAGCTGATGCACTAGACAGGTCACTCAGGTTGTTAACTGCCAACAAAGCACCAGACAAAGAGGCATAAGCAGACAACCAAGCACTACCATCATACACCTTCATGGCATTGTCAGTAGTGTTAAAGTAGAGAGCACCTGTGGCTAACGCATTACCATCGTTGTCTACTGTAGGATCGCTAGTCTTTTGTCCGAGGTAACGATCATCAAAAGAATCAAGAGCAGTTAGAGCAGCATCAGCAGCTGCCTGAGATGCAGTTGCGCTAGTTGCAGAAGCAGAAGCAGAAGAAGCAGCAGCGTCAGCACTGTCAGAAGCATCATCAGCATAACCAGAAGCCTCTGTAGCAGAAGCAGCAGCATCATCAGCATAACCAGAAGCAGTTGTCGCACTCCCAGCAGCAGCAGTAGCACTGTTAGCAGCAGCTGTTGCGCTGGAGGCAGTTGTTGATACATAACCAGCAGCTTCAGCAGCAGCAGCTTCAGCACGATCCTTGTACGTTTCAGCATTGTTCATGTAACCGTTTGCATCAGTCGCATGTCCCGAGGCAGCATTAGCGTAGGATAACGCACTGGCGGCTGACGTAGACGCATCAGAAGCACTAGCAGCAGCTTCAGTCGCAGATGTCGCAGCGTTAGAAGCTTGAGTAGCAGCTGCCGACACCTGTGTAGCTGCGTTGGTAACAGACGTAGAAGCAGCTGAAGCACTAGAAGCAGCGGCAGTGGCGTTTGTAGCTGCCGTAGAAGCAGAAGAAGCCGCAGCAGTGGCACTGGCAGCGGCTTGTGAAGCGTAAGTTTGTACAGCGGAGATGGTAGCTGAATCAGTAGTTTCAGAAGCACCACCGGGGCCACGATAGATTGTCATTATTCAGCTTCCTTTTTGGTAACCTTCTTAGGTTTAACAGGTTCTTGAGGTTCTACTTGCTTAACAGGCTCCGGCGTAGTCACCTCATACCAGCCCGGATCACGTCGAAATGCCTTGATGTCCACTTCGTTTTTAACAACAGCAATTGTGTTGTGTTAGGATTCGTGCTGTTAATCATTTGAAATCTAACTTCCATGTTTATATCCTCTTATGAAGAACACATAAACATGAAAAGGAGAGGCCCTTTCAGACCCCTCCCACTCGTTACCTAGGCTTAGGCCACAACAACGATAGGCACGCAAGCTTCGTCACGCAACTCAGCCACGCCGTACAGCATGTCAGAGGTGAACAACGTAGCAAGGTATTCCTGCTTGTACTGAGTTTGTGAGCGAACGCCCATTTGCTCAGCCAACACAGCCCAGTCTTTGTGGAACATCAAGCCAACACGGTCAGTACCAGAGTTACCAGCAGCGGTGTCGCAGTTGGTAGACACAAACACTTTCACGCCGTAGATGTCGCCAAACTGACCGGTCTTGAGGGTGGTACCATCGCCACGGAAAGCTTGTTCGGTGAAGCGGTCGATGCCCAACATTGCTGCACGAGCAACAGGAGGAACAACCAACACACGACCGTCCATAGGCACATCATCATCGTCCAACAACTGGATAGCCTTACGGATACCAGCGTCAGCGATAGCAGCTGCGTTGGAAGAACCGTAGGTGTAAGCAGCACCGGTAGAACCGATGATACCACCAGCGTATTGAGCGTTAGCAGCAGAACCGCCGTTAGCACCACGACCCAACAGAACCAGATCGGTGTCAACCTGTTTAGCCAAAGCGTAGCCAGCGTCGCCAGTGTAGAACTGACGCAGCGAAGCCAAAGCCTGAGCTTCAGTGATGTCTTCGATCATGCGGCTGTATTCATAGTGTTTGTTGATCAACACTTGAACTTCAGATTCGGTAGCAGTTTGCAGAGTAACTTGGGTCTCTGAAGCTTTAGCCGAAGCAGCGCCACGGGTGGGTTTAGGAATGTGCAGCGTATCGCCTTTTTTGCCCTTGAAGGACATTTTAGTGATGAGGTTAGCCATCACCAAGTTCTTCTTATAGGCAGCGATAATCTCATCACTCCAAATCTCAGGAATGAAGGTTGCTGCGGTAGTGTTAGTTACACTATTTGTAGGAGAAAATTCACCAGCCATGTTAGTATCCTTTCAGAATGTTATTTAACACGACCCTCTCGATATGCCTGCATGATCTCATCAGCTCGTTGCATATACTTTTCAGGGTCTTTTTGCATGAGTTCAATTATGTCGGCCCTACGGTATGTAGGTTTAGACGCTGCCTCACCGCTTCCTCGACCGCTGCCAGTAGACGCCGCTTTAATAGACTGTTTACGCTCACGATCTTCAACCGCCTTGGTCTGTGCTACTACTTGTTTTCGTTCTTTCCAAGTAGACAACAGCTCATGTGCTGCATCAAAGTCATAAGCTTTATCAGCCTGCATGAACAACTGCTGTCGAACCTTGCTCTTGTTAACCCACTCACCAAACTCTGAATCATTAACAATGTTTTCAAAGTCAGGATGTGCTGTCTTCAAGTTTGCAAGAGCTTCAGCTTTCTTCATCTGTGCAGCAAGCATCTCTGCCTGACGCACTTTAGGATGTCGTTCAATTGCTTTGGCTACCGCTTTGTCCGGATCAGCGAAGAAATCAACATCTTCGTCGACAACGGGGGCTTGTTGTTGTGTGACGGTTTGGGCACGAATAAAATCATCAACCACTCGTCGGAGTTCACCTACTTCAGAACCCTGCTTGCCTAGAGCCTTCTCAGCCTCTTGGTGCATACGGACAATATCTTTAACAGACTTGCCCTTATACTTGTCAGGAATCTCTTCTTCCGGTGTCTCAGGTTCCTCAGGTTGCTGTTCAGCTTCGTTTTGTAGCTCTTCAGTCTGAGGTTCCAACTCTTCGTTGGTAGGACTATTAGTGTCTTCGTCGATAAATGTTGCCATTAAACTCTCCGTGCTATATAAAGCATTATGGAAATATACTAATAAACGCTTGTGACGTTAGTCGGCGTTCTTCTTTTGTTCCTGCTTTAGCTTTTCAGCCCTTTTTCTTTCCCAGCGCATATACTCGCCGGGGAAGTCTCCGGTCACCCCCTCAAGTTTAACCATCGGACGACTTACAATTCGCTCAGCAGGTTCGTCACACACTTCGCACACGATTGTTCTGACTTCAGAATCGATGTACGCCTCAGTAATGTGACCATGTTCACAACAGAATTCAAACATCCGCTTAGTCATTTGTCTCTCCAGCCACAAAGTCTTCGTAACTATTCTTGATAGTCTCTTCGTAGTTGAGAATCAAACGCACCGCTTCAATTTGACCCCTGCGGAACCAGAACTGTTTCTCGTCTGGGATGGTTGTAATGTCAGAAATCAAGTCCAGATTGTCTGAAATGTCTTCCTGAAACTGCTTCCACCCCTGTGTTGAGAAAAGTTCTAAGAGGTTTTCGTAATAATCTTGTAGCTCTTTAGTCATAGTGTCTTTTTCCTGTATACATTATTAGGAGACACTACTATTTTATCATAATAATACTTGACAAGCAATATTTGATGGTGTATAATACTAGTATCTCAACAATGGAGTACTTATGACATACAAAACCAAACTAACAGAGCATGAAAAGCAATTGATACTAACCAAAGCCCAAGAAGGTTTAAGCTATACCGAGCTTGCGGCTTTAGTTAATAACAAAATCACCAAACAACGAGTACACCAGCTATGTAAGATGGAAGGTATTGATGCTTTTTCCATCAAACAAGACAAGAAACAAGAAACTTATGCAGAAAAGATGACAGCTAAGTGGGGTGTTAATTGGGATAACAAGGAACACCGTCGTAGTTACATCTATCAGACCATGCGTGCTAAGTTTCGCACTAAAAAAGCCAATGCAAAAGCAAATGGTAAGCCGTGGACAGTTACTTTTGGAGAACTAGAATTCCCTACTCACTGTCCTGTCCTCGGTTTAGAGCTAGATTACTTCGCTGATGCTGCACAAGAGAACAGCCCTTCATTCGATTGCATCATTCCTTCCCTTGGTTATGTGTCAGGAAACGTCGCTATCATCTCTTGGAGGGCTAACAGGATCAAAAACAATGGCACTGCGGATGAGCACAGAGCCATTGCTGAGTTTATTGAGTCCTTTGCGAGTTCCGCTGAGCCATTTGCATCATAGCAATACGCTCATTGCTGTTAATATCCTTCTCTTTCAGTACCAATTCAGCAATCTTTGCACGCTGCTGGAAGGCTTGATCATCACCAGTGCCTTCGTTTAGGTTGGTAGACAAGGCAGCAACCATCTTAGCCTGTGCAATCTGAGGTTCAACCTGCGCTTCCACAGTCTTTTTCTGGGCACTTGCTTGATAATCCATTGCCTGAGCCTGTAACAACTGGATCTGAGCCTGCACTGTCTGCAACTGAAGCTGCAATTGAGCCTGTTGTTGCTGTTGTGCAGCAGGATCTGGCTGTTGGAGCTGTTGCAACTGAGCCAAAAGCTGTTCACGGTTACGCAAGCCCATGTTGTCGATAACAGATCCGACCAACATTGGGTACATCGGGCTGTCTTGACCAAGGGTTTGCAACAACTGAACCAGCTGTGTTACCTCATACTCACGAGCAATAACACCCAACGAGGATGAAGGAACAAACTTATAATCGCTAACAGGGTAGTTGTCGGGATCAAACTGCATGTAACGCCACGCAGTCTTCTCAATCATGGGGATCAAGAAGCTTTCTTGGAAGTTGATTAAGGTACGCTTGTGACGCTTGATGATTGCACCCAGCGACATGCTAACAGCACCAGCAGCTGCCTCACCGTTGATAGAGCCGGGGATACCAGCAGCATCAACAGCACCAGTAGCCATCTGAACCATCTTCTGCAACTCACCAGCCTGTGCAAAGGTTACCTGATCCAAACTACCAAACTTAAATGGCTGCAGAATCTCAGCAGGGTTACCATTCGTCAGGATGCTCTTACCGGGACGAATCTCCATCTTAGAACCACGAGGCATACGAGTAGCATCGATAGCCATCATGGGATGCACGGTAAGGGCCAAAGCATCAATACGGGCACGCAGTTCAGCGTCCAAAGCTTTCTGACTGTTATAACCCTTCTCGCAGATACCACGACCACGGAAACGACCGGGTACGATATCCCATGAGAAAGCAACAACAGGACGGTCTTGCATCATGAAGGGATTCTCTTCAACCTTCAGCAACACGCCGCCGTTCCCGATCACGCAAATTACCTCAATATAACCCTCTTCATCCTCTTCTTCTTCCCGGTCGGTAACATCAGGTAACGGATCTTCGTCATCATCCATGGGTTCGTTCATCGCCTTGTTAAACAAAGCTTTAGGAACCAAACCATAATACTTAGTCAGACGCACCTTGTCTTCATCAAAGGTAGACAACTCTTTGTCAGCTTCAAGATCGGTGTCCTGAGGAGCGTTACAAATGTCTACATCACGATAGACACCATTCATAATGTCCATCTCAACCTGATGCTTAGGAACAAACTCATCGACCGCACAGCCCAGAGCATCTTCAATGCTAGAGGCAACAGGATCAATCATAAAGTTCTGAGGCTGGATCGGACGCAAGCGGACAACAACACGATCCTTGATGTTAACACCCACAGCCTGCAACGCACCTTCCATAATGGGCTGCGTAGCTGGAGCCATCTCCTTGATCTCTTCCAATACCAACTCACCAATACCAACACCATAGACAGCAGAGTTCAGGATACACTCAGCAATCGCCTTACGGGTCTTGGTGTAAGTAAAGTCTTCATACAGCTGTTCACGCATGTACTGGATGTCTGAGGGGTCTTGATCCTTGATGTCGTCCTTGATATCGAACCAACGACCACGACCAAAGGTAGCCTCCTCAACCTCAGCAACAGCACTCTCAACAGCCTGCTGCAACGCTGGACTGATCAGCTTACTACGCTCACTGTCACGGGTCTTGTCCTCAGCAGACCAGATACCACGCCACAAACGATAGTATTCTTCGTCCTTAAGCTTGTAGTTAGAATCATAGTGGTCACGCCAGCGATCCACTTTATCCATCACCCACGTTTCAAGTTTCTGAACCGAGAATTCTTTTTCCATGTTTATCCTTAATAGCCGCTAACGGCATCCAGACATTGATACTCTTCTTCTTCAAAGTCGAGCACATAACTAACTTTTGCCAACTGATCGATGTAGGCCAAAGCATCAACCAAGTCATCATGAACTAGCTTGTTAGGGAACTGAAACAACTGATCCAAAAACTCATTGTTCCAATCACCAGTACTTAACGTCACATAACCATTCTCAAAACGACCTTGCAACGCCCACACAATACGGTCTGTCTTCTTCTTGTTACCGTGTGTTAACTCATCAACACGGAAGAACCGCTGCTGCCTCTTCATGATGTCAGACAGATATGGCATAACAGCCTGACGAGCAATACCCTTCTCGATACCGACCGCTACAGGCTCATACTTCTGCACAGCATCAAAGATCTTCTTAGCTGTCTCTTTAACATCCCAACGACCGTAGATGACTTCAGCCACCCACCAGCCCTTCTCATTCGCTTTAACAACCGCTATAGCCGTGTTGTCAAGCCTCTTGTTCTTAACACCGGTCGATCCCTCTTCCTCAAAACCAGCCAAGTCAATTGCAATGTAGTAGTCGCCAACATCGGGTTCATCATCAGAGAACTTAACCCACTCCTCCTTGAACAACTCACCACCAGCCGCCTCAAACGAAGCCATAAACTCCTGTCTAAAGGAAAAGGAGGACATACTCTTCTTGGCTGCCTCAATCTCCGCTGGATCTAACAGGGGGTTATCAAAAGAAGTAAAATGGAATGACGTGAACGTACTATCTTCACCCTTCAGTCCATGCTGATACAACTCATAGAAGTGATTACGACCCATCGGTGTCCCAATGAATAACGCACTACCCTTCTGGTCAGCCAACGCAGGACGCAAGATCTGCTCCCACACCTCAGGCTTCATGTCCGCATATTCATCCATAACAAGAAACTTAAGCGAGACACCCCGCATAGTCTCTGGTCGGTCAGCACCCTTCAAACTAATCGTTGCACCATTGATCAACTTGATCTGCAAATTGTTAACATGACTACCACTGATAACAGGGTGTCCCACTTCCAGCAGCGTAGACCACATAATGTCACGAGCCTGCCCCTGCGTAGGAGCAACATAGAAGACATGCCCACGCTCCGTCTGCAAAGCGTTAACAATTAACAGGTAAGCAGCTAGTCTACTTTTACCTGTACGTCGTCCGGCAGCAACCACCTTAAAACGATGCTTATCATTCCAAACCTCCTGCTGCCAAGGTAACAGATTTATGTCTAACGTCGTCATTAGAAGAGGTTCTTGACAATGTTACCTGCACCCCGGAGAGTGTCACTAACCCAATCACCACCTTTTTTAGCACCATTTAGAAGTTCATTATAAAAAGGCTCTTCTTCAGGCTGGGTGTCTTTCATTTGATTTAGTTCTTTGTATGTATTAGCAGCTGAAGCAAGACGACGGTCTAAATGAGGGGTACCAGCTATAAACCAATACTTGACCAAAGACTCAGCAACCTCTTCAGGTGTTCCGCTTTCCATTGCTTCTTTGATGGGTTTTAAGTATTTACCACCAACGACTCCCTGACTGTCCCCGTAGATAGTGTCATGGAAAAAGTTAATCTGATTAGAGAGACTATCTTTCTTCTTGTTCTCTTTCAACCAGTTCATGTAGGGTTGATATTTACCGCCGTTGGGATCAAACTGAAAAACACCATGAGCAGGTTTATACTTACCACCTACGCCTTTTTGTGTTGTACGGTAATCAAAAGTACCACCAGTTTCAACATCTAAGTTAGCGATAATGCCTGCGACTGCTTCGTCACTATAACCATATTCCCTAAGCTGATTGATGATCGCTTCTTTATTTTGTTTAGCTTCTTTACTCATCGTCATCCCTATAGTTAATGTCTTCTGCGTCAATGGTGTTGTCGCCACCAATATGAACAGTGTCACCACCAATACCATTGATCGTAATACTAACACTTGGCTTACCCCCCGTCAGCTTGTCTTTCTCAAAATAGCTAAGAGGTAACAAACGATCAATCAACAGTTTCCACGCAGCAGCTTGGTTCTTATGATCATCATCCAACGCTGCCTTCAGGATGGAGTCAATAACAGCACCAGACCGAGGACTTGCGATGAGCCTAGCCTTAAACTGCTCCATCGCATAATTATCTCCACGAGGCCGACCACGAGGCAACTTAGCCTCAGCAAGCTCACTCTTCTTTGGTCGTCCCCTGCCACGCTTTGGGGGCTCGCCTTCGACTCGCAAAGGAGGCTCTAAAGTAAACTCATTTTCTTCGGGCAGAGCTTCGCCATCTAGCTTTGTATCTTGGGGTGTCATACGACATTATCCTCTATGTACTTATAAAGATTTCTATGAGGATTCATCGTACACTCGTTTTTTATTTTTTTGATCCCCTTAAACCTAGAAGTCTTTATAGATATTCTTAAAGAACAAATATTTTAGCATACTTTTGCTTAAAATGCAACTATTTGACGAATGTATGTTGTAAAAAAACAACACACTGAAGAAGATTAACACTTGACGACAGTCACCTGTTGACCTGTCAATACCCTGCTGTAAGCCCTGTTAGACCACTGAAGGCCAGATTATGTTAAATGATAATGATAACGCATTATCAATAAGGAATGACTAAAAGGAATGAAAGAAAAAAATAACTAGAAGAATCAATGACTTATAGACAGCGCACTGTCGTCAATCATTAACCTCTTTTTTTCTGTTATCAACCACTAATCTGTCCCCTTTTTAGCTTCATAGTCTATATAACCAGTGCTT